CCTTCGGGTGTTGGTAGGAAACGAACTACTGCAAAACCGTTACCTGTTTTATCAAGTTCGGGTTTCCACATAGTATCATCGGAATAGGACTTTTTTTCTCCTGAACCAGGCGCTGATGCAGATTCCATAGCTGCTCTCAGTTTTTCTAACGATGCATTTGACATTGTATTCTCCTATTGTATTGCATTGTATCGCATTTTATCGCATTGTATCGGACTCAAGACCTTCGCCAAGAATCCACCTTTCACTATTTTCATAGTAATATAATTCATTATACTCTACTTTTACAGTTCCCGTAAGAGGGTTTTTGAAATAAACGTTAACGTCTTCAAACTCTTCTAGTAGAGAAATGAATTGTGACCGCTGAGCATTTAACACTCTGCTATCACTATTATATTTATGTAAATAATTCTGTGTTCCTTCGTAATTGTTTGACCAATTTTCTTCTTCGAGGGCATTGAATCCAGTCAATGTGATTTCCTTTTCACCATTAAGCATAGCATATCCTAATGCACTCATTCCACAAAACATGTTCTTGAGCTCAGGATTATTATACATAATAATGTTCTTCATTTGGGGGCTGCTAAGGCCAAGAAACGTGGTCACTTCATCGTCCCCTTGTACTACCAAATACTCACTATCGGGCGAAATCGATTCTTCTATCCTTGTATTCCCGAATCCCATTTTCAATGGTTCAAGCATATCAATCGGTAGTATTTCCCAATTCCCTACCGCAACTTTGTTTGCTTCTGCGTATCCCCATTCTATTACTTCCTTCTGCATAGGTATGTCTACAGTAAAAAGAATCTCAGGATTTGCGTCTCGGTAGAATGCATTGCAACCCCAAAACCTATCTTCACCATAAGTAGGCATAACTCTGTTTGTTCCATTCCCTACTATAGTGAGCATAGTTCTATTAGTTTTGATTTGTATGCGTCATGGTCATACTGTATGAATGACTTATACTTGTTAATCTTAATGTGTATATCAGGATAGACTACCTTCTCTGTAATCAGTCGTTCCCAATCTTTTGTGAATCCTATGATAGCGTCCATGATACAAACTGTTTCCAAAGATACTTTTTTACTCATAAGAGATTTTAAAAGTCTTGGGTGTTGTCCGTCTGTTACTTTCAATATGGTATCTATCTTAAATGTTTTAAGCAGGTCACTTACTTCTGTATTGAATAGGTATGCTTGTTTCTGTCGATTGTTCTTCCACTTCTTATATCTTCTGTCTGCTTCTTTATCTAACAAGTCACCTACCCAATAGTCTTTCTCAGAAAGATTTGCAATGAAGAACTCTTTGAGTTCGTGTTTATATGTTCTTGATAGTTTACCAAAGTGAAATTTATCTTTACGTTTTAAGAAGGACGGTAGTTCTGCTTTGACTACACCATTGTATTTGACAAAGTCGTAATCCTTGGAATGAAAGTGTAATTTGATTCCAAGGTACAACTGATATGCATCGAATCCTTCTCTAGAGGTCACTTAACTAATGTCGGTTTAGTAGGAGTGACGATTGAACTGGTTGCTTCTTGCCATGCCTTCTGCACTTGTTCGTTTGTTGGTGTTACAAATACTACACTCATAAATGAAACTTCTTCGGGATTCTCAACACCAGTGACTGCTATCCCTCTCGCAAAACCCATTTCACCTGACTGTGGGTTTTGTAATATCATTCTAGGTTTGTCGATAGTTACATTACCACCGTCAAGGTATGTAAGTTTACCTACGTATTCACCACTCACAGTAATGACTGTGACTATATCTCCATTCTTCATAATTACCTCACTTAAAAAATGTTGTTAAACTTGCCTGTGAATTGCTTCCACGATTCACCATGTTAAGTTTTTTTGCTTCTGCTTCCAACCGTTCTTTGAGTGGGTCACTAAGCAATCTCTTCGTTGATTCGGGTTCTATCTTGTTGTTGTCGCATACCTTAATGATTGCGTCCATAACACTAGCACCCTTACTAAGTAGAACTTCTACTTGTTCTGTAAATTCTTTTTTTGATATCATTTCAACCGTCCTTGTAAAGTTGCAATCTCGGCCTTTTGACGGTCATTGGGTTCTTTTACTTTAAGTAAATTATCTAAGGCAACTTGCCTCCTATTTTGCACGTTTTTCTTTTTCATATTCCGTATAAGTTTTTATATTGAAGTCTCACTGCACATAAGTCGTCAATGTAGTCTTCGTGGTTTGCTGTAAAGATTTGAAACGTTCCATTTTCTAACATAACTAATGCAACAATTTCTTCTATCTTTTTCCCTGTTAGTTCTTCAACCATGAGAGCATAAGCAGTCATTTGTAAGAACCATGGTCTCGCCATATAATCTTCTTTAAACTTACTTGAAGTCTTGAAGTCGATTATACATAAGACATCGTCCAACATTCCAATACAATCTACCCTTCCTGCCATTTTCAGATTATCTGAATACATGGGTGCTTCTAAAGCTAAGGGGATAATCTCGTCTAACACTGGGCGTATTCCTTTAAACATTCCCTCATGTATTAGGTTGTCGAATTCTATAAAATCTTTTTCTTGTCGTAAGTAATCTTCCACGTGTTGGTGCATGGTCGTTCCACGTGAAGTAGCAGACTTTGTAATCTTGTTTGCTTTCTCTTCACCAACTCGTTTACGCCACGCTTTGATATGTTCCCTTGATTCCAATCCCACAACCGTGGTGACACTTGGATATCTTTTAGTTCCTTCGGTATCAGTATAGAAACGTTGACCATTCTCTGTAACAGTTTTTAGGTCTAGGTTTTCTAGTTCAGTAATATCCAGTGTTGATAATCTCACTTCTGTCATAATATTATTTTACTTCTTTTTGTTCTGTATGTCTACATGCTTTTTGACAATCTCTCTTGTCTTGATATCTTTTACAGATTGATTGTTGTATCGTTTGTCGAGAGGGCTGTCGGGGAACTTGCTACCGACTTTGGATAGCACTTCCTTAAAACCAGCATCGGTCTTGACTCGGTCACCCGTACCACCAACTATTCGTGGTGCGGATACCTGTTGTTTGAGGTGGGGATTGTTTAGTTTGAAATCGTCAAGGTCTCGCCATGACATTGTGTATTCAACCAATTCACCAGTTTCAGTATTATAAAAATCGTATCTAGGCATATTGTTCCATAAATGTAGGACGTTCTCTGTTAGTCCATTTCGCAAAATCTTTCTTCTCGTTTGCATAGTATTTATGGTACGAAATAATAGAGTCTTCGTGTTTGCAATAATCAGGCATTGCAGGTGGTGGTTGTCTCCATGTTCCTAGTTTGATATTCTGAGGAAGAACATTTAATAGTTCCCTGAGTTTATCGTCTGTCATATGGACTTTACCATATCGATACGTGTACTCGTCACACAATGCAACAAACAAATCATACATGTATTGATACTGGATTGCATTCTCTCGCACCCATATAGCAGAAGGGTGATTGATATGACTTGCTTTGTATAAGACTCCGTCCATATTAGAATTATCTAGTCGCCACCTTCGGATTCGCCTACCACTGGTCTTGTCGATATATTCTGTACCGTCCAACATTCTGTGAGCAGTAGATAGCATTTGAGCATACTCAATAATCATTTTGACCACGTGTTTGTCGCAGTGCAAATGAGCAGACCTTACTGGGTCTTCATGTAAATAGAATATGTTCATCTCTTTAACTTGATAAACTTACGTCTTGATTTTGAGAACAACTTAGAAGGTGTCTTGTAAAAAAGTTCTTCCTTAGTTCCCGTTTTGATATAACCAACATTCTGTCCCTTCTCATTGAAGATATATGTATGGTTCTTGACTTTGTATTCACCCCAATCGGTGATTTCTTTTAGATACGTGTAACTCATTGTAGCGAAGATACCTCACTGGACAAACTACTGATATCAGATTCCAAAGTGCTCACAGCAGAACTAATACTGTCTGCAGTAGAGTCAAGCGAACTGATTTGATATTCCAAAGAATCCATCTTGTCTGCTAATTTAGCTAAAAGGTCAATGATAGAATTATTGACCTCGGTTTGTTTGTTTTGAATCTCAATGTTATTCTTTAACAGTTGGATTGCTGTGTCTACTCTAGCTGCCATATTTACTCCTCGTCTTCCCAAATAGGTTTAGTATCGCCCATGCAGAATACCTCAAGGATAGATTTCTGTTCACCCGTCTCGCCATTGGTGAGCATTTCTTTCTCACCACATGGACGGCAGAACTCAATCCATTGGTCACCTAAAACTAGGTGGTTAGTGCCCGTTGCAGGGCGTCTAGTGTCACATATTCCGCAATGATTTGCCATACTGTCTCCTATATTAAATAATCTGGGCCGTATTTCCTGTTTCCAATCGATACGTCATACCCGTTAAACAAATTACCTCTTGGTGCATTCAACGTTGGTGTTCTCCAACCAGCGGCTTTTAGAACGTCACCACATTCAAATGTGATACCCGTAGCACCTTTCTGAAACTTCTTCCTGTTTATGAATCCCCAAACAGACCCGTCTTGACCTTTCTCAGTCACGATAATCTTGATATACTTCGGGGAAACTTTGTAACGATAACCATACCAATCAAGGGTAGGGAATTGTTTGAGGTGTACTTTGAGTAAATCCTCACAAAGTTTATCGCACAATTGAAGCAACTCTTGTTCTTGGTTTACTTCATTTACTAATTCTGATACTTTCATATTGTCTCCTTTTTTTCTCATCATGTATAGGCTAACAAAAAAGGCAGGTCACTGTCAAGCGTTATAAGTCTAACCTGCCTCCTTTATTTCATCAAT